AACTAGGCGTTTGATAGTCGATATTTATTCCGTTGTTATGAATATTTTTACCTCCGTAATCGGCAATAAGGTATTTATAATATTCGTTGCTCCAACTTGATATTACATTATCAAAAGTTTTTAGGTGTTCAAAATTAGATAAGTCCAAATCATTACCCATTGTTTTATTTTCAATTGCTTTGAAAAAATCAACCATTCCACTAATAACTGACCCTTTGTAATTTCCATCTGTATCGCTGACATTGTACCAACCTTTTGATATTAAATCAAAACCATCAACTTTTAAGACTGCATTATTTTTTTGATATGGTAAATTAGAACTATCGCCAATTATTCCTAATTGGTTCATAGCTTGAGTATTAGCGGGTGTTTTTTCAAACTCAAAAGAATTTGTATGTGATACTGCTACGCTTGCGATATCAAATATATCCGAAATTTGTTTAGTATATTTTATATTTGAGTTTTTAGGCAACTCAATATTGTTTCCGTTAATTATTAATTCGACCATAATAAACTTGGATTAAATCTATATTTTAAATCTAAATTAAAATTAACGGTATAGACTTTTTTAATATTGTCAATTTCAATATTATTATTTTTCGTAAATACCTTTTTCCACACTGCATTTTGCCATACATAAACGTCAGGACTTACAATAAAATCCTTTGCATAATTTTTATATTCTTTAGGTATTTTTGAAAAAACCTGTAAATCTGAATTACTAATATTACCTAAATCAATTAATTCATTTCCACCCGAAATGATAGAACCTACATTAGTTCCCGTTTCTTTTTCGCCGTAGCTTTCAAATACCCAATAAGAATAACCTCCCAATTGGTTTAAGAACTTAAAATAAATATTATTACATCCTTTTGTTCTTTTATAATCTACATCCGTAATATTCGCAAGCGGAGTTGTTGAAATTGTATAATCAGGATTTAGAAAACTTTCAGTTACAGGAAAACCTAACCAAATAGGAATGTTATTTGAAAGTCTTAATCTTTTATTTGGCGATGTATTTTGGTTAACATCATTTGATCTAATTCCTCCACGAATGAAGGTTTTGTTAAAATTTATTGAAGTACCTAAAGAAGATTGGATGTTAATTTTAAATAATTGAGAGTTATTGTCAGTCCCATTTGGAACACTAAAAAGTGATTTTATAATTGGCTGTAAATTTACTCTTGAATTATTGTTTTGATCTACATACGAAATAAAAACAGTGCTTTGTTTTCCGTTAGATAAATTTTGAAGGTAAATTTTAAAATAAACAATGGGAATATCCTCGGTTATATTAAACCAAATTTCGTTGTTAATATAGTAACCGTTTAGATTTAAATCATTTGAAATTATCATTTATAATTCTTTTAAATTGTTTTTCAATTTGAATATTAAAACCGACTCCGACCTCTTTGTAAATGTACTCAATTACTTCTTTACTTTCTAAAACATCTAATAGGTCTGTGCCATTTGGATAATAATTTGTTCCTTCTTTTGCTATCTTTTTTGAAATTGCAAATGCTATTCCAATTCCTTTTTTTCCGCTTATTCCAAGTTTAGCCTGCACCCAAGGAACTAATGCAGATACTGGCGGTGCTTTTCCTGGTTTACGTCCATTTACTAAATAAAAAGTATAATCGTTACCCCAAATTTCTCCATTACCATCATTTGACCTTGCTTCCAAAGATTCGAGCCAACTGCCTGTTGCATTCATTCCTAACGATATGAATTTAGGCTTTAAGAAGTTGTCGATAACTCCTTCCATTATTTTGATTATATCTTCGTTAGATAGTCTCACTAAAAGAATAATTTATTTTCCAACCGTTGTAATTTGAGTCTAAATAGTTGTGAATTAATTGCGCATCTCCTAATTGCCTAACATCTAATTTTTTACCTAAAATATCGCAAAAATGTAAAATGTTATCACAAGCTAAACATTGAGCCAAAGGTAAAAATATAGTATTCCATTTGCTTTCTTCTATTGCGTGGTTTTTAATTTCGTTGTAATTATTTACACCTAAAGGCGAATCTATTAATGCGTGGACTGAAAAAGTCCAAATACATTTTTTACTATTTACAAATCCACTAGGTGCGAAAGTCTCATCCGTTCTAAATTTAATATCTGTTAAAAATATATTAACACAGCAACTCTCCGACTGCACAATATTAATTTGCGAGTTTACAAGTGGTGCAGAAAATTCAAAACACAAGCCGCATTTATTATCTTCATTCCATTTATCGGTCTGCTGTTTCCAAAAGTTTACTATGTTTATCATTTTATTTTAGCTAATTTTGCTTGAATTTCATTTGTAATCACTTCCCTATATTGTTTGTCAAAGATAACGTTATATTTTTGCTTTTTAATAAATTCGTATTTTAAAATATCTCCGCCTGATAAATTGTCAATAGTATTCATAATTCCAAATTGATCTAACTTATTAATTCCAGCCTGAAACATTTTAGCCGAAGGGTCTGAACTTAAATAAGTTTTTTCTAAATCTTTAATAGTTTCCAACTCGTCTTTAATCCAAAGTATAAACTCAATCGCTTTATTTATTGGTTGTTTTTGAATATCGTTTAAAAAAACATTAACGTTTCTATCTTTTAGCAACAGAAATAAAAGTTGTTCAAAGTTTCCCGAAGCAAACAAATCAGGTAAATCAAATTTTAACAATCCCCATTCGGAATAAATCAAACTTTCAAAATCGTAGCGCATAAAAACCGACGTTCGTTTCCCATTTTTTGAAAGAAAATCAAAATCTTCATTCGTAATTTGTGCAAGTTGACTATTGAGCATAACCAGATGATTTTACTTTTACTTTAGGCTTTAATGTTTCAGACTCTTCAATATACCTAATCGGGTCAATGCAATGGTTGAACGCATCAATAGGCACATTTATATTACTTCCATCTTTTACTTTTGTCCATCTGTATTTACGTAATTCATCAATCAAATTTAAACTATTTGAAGTTACCATAAAATCTTTCTTTTGCAAGTTTTGAATACCGAAATTAACACTATCACGTCCTTTTTCCGCTCCTATAATATTAATTCCGTATTGCTTAATCTCAAATATACTTTTCGGTTCTGAACTATCAGCAACTACTATTCTTTTAAAATCTGCTTTTAAAAACTTCGCTATTTCTGAATTGGTTAACCCTTTTTGATAAAGTACTTCGTTATAAATTGCCACGCCTTCAAATTCGTATTTATCGATTATAGTAGTCGGATCATTTGTAAATCCAAAATCAACACCAGTTTTAATATATTTTGCATCAGTTGGTATTTTATCGATCGTTTTCCAATTATTAAAAATAACACCTTCTAAATTCCCAATTAAACCCATTCCGTAAACATTCCACCAGTTCTCCCAATAAGTAGAAGTTTTTGCTTTTTCTCTTGCTTTTTCAATTTCTTTGACTATTGCCAAGTCGAGAGCTTCATTGTCTTTATAAGTTAAAATTATAAAATCTGAATTACTATCGTCTTTCAATTCAGAATGTACCCAAAAATTATTAGTTGGGTTGTAATCCAAATAAATAAATTTCTTAGTTCTAATCGCTAACTGTTGGTAACTTTCAAAATCTACATTGTTACACTCGTTTATAAAAAGAATATCACGCCTTGCGCCTCGTAATTTGTCGGGTTGGTCTGCAGAAAAGAATTCAATGTAACTTCCGTTAGTGAATTTATAAGTTAAGTTTGAACGATTAAAATTATTATCATTAAAATTATTACTCCAACGCATTATCTTAATAAAATCCTTCATTGCACCACGTTTTAAATGCGGTATTGATTCTGATACGACCGATATCTCACTATTCGGAGTTTGAATTGCGTACTGGATTAAAAGCGGAAGGATTGTAAAGGTTTTTGAACTCGAAGTCCCACCCTGTACAATCCTAACACGTTTTTTTAGTTTAGCTATTTTAGTCTGTGCAGTCGTCTGTTGTAACATCTAAATCAATTTGTTTAAATATTGGTTTCTCAACTTCCTCAATTATATTGTGTTGCACCGATTTCCCAGCGTATCTATCCAACACTTCCTTAATAGCTTTCATGTCGCCTTTAACGGCCATTGTAGTAAGTTTGTTTATAATAGCCGTTAGCTTATCTATACCGTTGCTTTCGGTCTGTAATTCAGCCGTTAAAACATCTTTTAAAAGTTTTGTTTTTGGTGCGCCTTTTGGGTTTCCGCTCACTCCTTTTGGGAATGGAACAAGATTATCTTTATGTTTTGGATTATTTGCCATCTATCACTGTATTATCGTTGTTAATCAATTACGACTCCATTTCGCTTAATTATCAATGTAGGGTCTAGTTTTCGCATTCTGTTTACAATTACATCGCAGTACTTTGGGTCGTATTCAATAATATATGCTTTTCTTTTGAGTTGTTCACAAGCCACCATTGTTGTCCCGCTGCCTCCAAACGCATCAATAATAATATCGCCTAATTTAGATGAGTTTTCTATTTGATACCCAAAAAGACCGATTGGCTTCATTGTAGGATGCTCTGCGTTTCTATGTGGCTTATCCCAATTAATTACTGTTGTTTGTTTCCTATCTGAATACCATTTGTGACTATCTCCAGCAAGCCAACCATAAAGACAAGGCTCATGTTTCCATTGATAGTCTTGCCTTCCCATTACCATTGTGTTTTTAACCCATATCAACTGTTGTTTTAAAAGCCATCCTGCATCGACCATTGCCTTTCCAAAGTTTATAATTTCACTTGATGCATGCCATACATAAATAGCCCCACCCTTTTTTACTGATGTTGTTAAAGCTGTATAGAAATCATAAAGAAACTTATAAAAATCATCATTACCCATTGAGTCGTTATCAATGGTTAATGCATCTTTTGTTTTACCTTCATAAGCTACATTGTAAGGAGGGTCTGTGACACACATATCCGCAAGCTTCCCATCCATTATTTTATCAAATGTGTCGGTTTGAGTACTATCTCCACAAATTAGCCTATGCTCTCCAATTTCGTAAAGGTCGCCTAAAACGGTTATCGGTATTTCGGGAGGTGTTATATCAAAGTCATCCTCTTCTGCTTCTAAAACTTCATTAGTATCAAATTCTGGAACATCCAAACCCCACTCGGTTAACTCTTCTGCTTCCCATTCGTTGTTTAATTGCTCCCAATCCCATTCGCCAAAACCTACATTATCTTTTATGATAAATTCCTTTTGTTGTTGCTCTGTAAGGTTGCTTGCTTTGATAATAGGAACTTCTTTTAATCCAGCTTCTTTGCAGGCTTTTAATCGCATATTTCCACCTAATACAATCATGTCATCGTTTACAACAATAGGCCGTAATTTAAGCATTTCGGGAAACTCTTTAATAGACTTTACCAACTTTGCAAACTTATCATCTTTGATGGTTCTTGGATTATTTGCGTTCGGTTTAATTTCTGATATTTTTATTACTTCCATAAATTCAAAAGTAATAAAATATAAGTTACAAAGCAAATTCCCATAACCCAAGCAAATTTTTTAATTTTCTCATTACTTTATTTTTTTAATATATTCAACACTTATCGCATTTTCGTTTTTAGTAAAACAGATATAATGACCTCTTACGTGTTTACATCCAAATAAAACTTTATCAGAATTAGTAAAATCTTCGTCATCACTTGCCTCAACTTCTTCTAAATATTCAAAAGTTTCAGACCATTTACCATTGCTAAATACAGCGTCTAATCCAGTCCACAAAGTATTGCAAAAAGGCGTGTAATTAAACTTACCTTTATAACCCCTTTTAATAGCTTCATTTTTTAAAACTTCGTACACTTCTTCTTCTGTTGCAAGTATTGAATCAGCACTTACAGTATAGTGCATTAAACGCAAAAAGTGGCCATAATTATTAAATCCATAAGTTAAGTTTCCATTATTCCAAACAAGTAATTTGTTATCTCTTTTATACCATTTCCCTTGTTGCATTTCTTCCGCAAAAGCTTCTGGGAACATTTCTTTTACTTTAGGATCAGTTAAGCTTATAAGTTGCTCTTTTGTAATTTCGTACACGTTTTTATAAGATATTATTTCAGCGAATTTATCCCCGTTAGTTAATTGTATTTCACTAAATTCATAATCAATCCAAAAATTACCACGCCATTCTTGAATTCCTCTAGTAATTTTTATTTTAGTTAAATCATGCATAAGCCCATCAGCTATGCATCTTACTTCTTTAGCATTTTTAAAATACTCTTGCGCTTCTTTTAGTTCCATTATTTTATATTTAAAGTTAAATTTATTTCTTCTATGCAATACCCTTTTGCTTGCAATCTATGTACTTTTTGCGTTATCGTCATCCAACTTAAACCTTGAATAGTGTCTATTTGACTTATAAGCTTCAATACAGGCATATTTAAAGCAATAGAAAGTTCTTTAGCGTCGTATGTATCATATTCATTTAAAAAGTCCTTTAAAAGGTCTATTTTGCTCTTTGCTTTTTTACGTGTAATTCCGTAGTGTGATATATCTTTCATTTTGTAAATTTAGTTATTAATAATTTATGTTTTTATTATTTAACTTTTTTTTAAGATTATTGTTTTAAACTGATCTAAAGACCTGCAAATAAAATATTTATGTCCTAGTTTTTCAATTTTTAACTGAAATTTTATTTGATCGGGTTTTTGCGTACCTCGATAATCTTTTAGTTCAACGTAAATTGTAGATCCAAAAAGACAAACAATTAAATCAGAACAGCCTTTTTCTATTTTTACACTTTTATTATTTCTAGCTAATTCGTTTGGTACTACAATAGATAATACGTCATTTGCTCGAGACCAGTCAATTATTTGATTTTGTATTTCGTTCTCGCTTAATTCCGTTAGTTGTTTTAAGCTCTTTTTTATAATATTTTCTAATTTCATATAAAATCTAATTTATCTAAATAAAATCTACCATTTGCCTCTGTTATTATTTTATCAACTCCATTTATTTCAATTACATAAAAAAAAGTCCTTTTTAATAAATCATAATATTTTAACTTAAAAGTAAAATATTCTCCTTTTTGCGAAGTAAATATCCTATCATCATCTATATAAGTTTTATATCCATAAATAAATTGCGTATCGTTATCTTCCGATCCGCCTAGTTTTTTTGTCAATTTTTGATAATTAATATGAAACACATCAGCTACTATTTTAGCTTTAAGGTAAGATTTCCATGTTTTCGTGTCCAATACGGTTAAATTTTTTGCCATTTTTTTATGTTTAAACGTTATTTAAAGTACAAATATAGTATTGATTAAATATTAAATCAATATTTAAACGTTATTTATTTTTAAATACTTGATAATCAACATTGTTACTTTGTTACCTTTTTTTAAGTTCAAAAAAAACAAAATCTAAAATATATAATAATGTGTCATAATGTATAATGTGTGATATAATAGTGTTTCTATAATAGTTTTAGTAATTTATTTAGGTAACAAGGTAACATTTGCTTTAATGTATTGATTAATAAGACTTTAAGTGTTACCTTTTGTTACCTTTTGTTACCTTTTAATCTGTTTTGTTACCTTTTTATTTTTACATAAAATGCTGATTTGAATCTATTTTTTCTACTAATTCCCTGTATAACAGATAACCTTTTTTTAATTTTCCGCTTATTCTTATTGGTTTTAATTCCATTTTATGTTTTAGGCAAATCCTCTTTATATCGTATTTTGTTATTTTATATGCAAAGTAGGTATTCATATAATTGCAAATTTCACCTTGATTTAAAACAGTTTCATCTTGATGCTCGTCTGTTCTTTGTAATGAAAATTTAGTAAAAAATAAATCTTCAGACGCTTCAATTTCTACATTTTGCGATGTGTTTTTATTTAAGTATTCTATTTCTTCTTTAGAAAATATTCTAAATTCAAATCCAGAATTATATAAATTTTCCGCGCATTTTAATAATTTGTCTTTGTCAAAACTTACTGCTTCATTATATTTTACGCTTTCAAAATCTATAGGCAAGATCCTTCTATTTCCCGTTTCGTCTTTTAAAACGGAATTATCATTGGTTGTACCGCAAAGCATAGTTCTACGCTTTAAATCAACGTCTAAACGACCATAAGGAAGTCTAACTGTTATTTTATTTTTTTCGGTAATCTTTTTAAAATTCTTTACGTCTTTATGTGCCATACCTCCAAATTCATCATTAAGCATAATCATTGATGTTGCCATACGTTTAAGAACGTCCTTTCCTCCTTCTTCCATGCTTTCGTCAATAAAATAACGCCTTAATTCTTTTGGCAACATATTTCTAAAAAATGAAGTCTTGCCACTGGCTTGTTTGCCGCATAAAACTAAAACTAAAGGCGAAACTTCTTCATGATCGTACGAACTTGTCCAATTGTGAATCGCTCCTACAAGCCACTTTTTTAATACCCAGCGATTAAATTCATTATAAGGCAAAATTAAGTCCGCATATCTATCTATTTCGTCGCCTATCGGCTGGCTGTCATTGTTTTTAAAATAATTATAAATAGGATCAAAAGATTTAGATTTAGAATTAAATATTAATTGTGAAACATCTGTAGCTGTTACTTTAAAATCAAAGTATTTTTTAGCATGGACCACTATACTATTAATGATTTCATCGTTTACAGGATTACCTTCAAACTCATAAATCTGATTAAATTCATTTTTTGAAATAGGATAGTTTTCTTTTATAAAATTGTCTAAAATTACGGTTTCGTTTTCCTCGTTTTCTATGCGTTTAACAAAGTTTTCTTTGCAATCAATTAATTGTTTTATAAAAGCTTCGTCGTCGGTTTTAACTCCTAATATTGCCAAAGTATCAATAACTCCTTTAGGCGTCATTATTTGATCGTTTGCCTTGCCAACTGCAACCCTTTTTATTATTTGCTTTGAAGTTTCTGAATATAACTCACATCCAGCTTCTTTGGCGTGGTAGTAGAAAGTAGAAATAGAAACGCCCCCAGTTTTTAAAAATTTCTTGTATTGGCTTTCAATTCTAATAGGATCATACTTTGATCCATTTTGGCAAATAGTTTTAAAATATTTAAGGCCAGCATCTCCAAAATGTGAACCAATAGAAAACCCAATTTCGCAAAAAGTTTTGTAATCTTCTTTACATAAATCAATACCTTTATTTTGTATTTGGTCCATAATAAAGCCAAAGTCATCTTTAGCAAAAAAGAACGTTTCTTTTTTTACTTTTTTAGCGGGTGCTTTTTTTGCTTTAAAAGTTTCAGATTTTTCATTTACGAAAATATCTATGTCATAGCTAATATACCTTAATCGAGAAACGTCCTTACAAGACTGATCTATATCTACATCAAAATTATCTGAGTAATATTGAGCTAATCCGTGAAAAGATTCAAGGAATAAATCGGAATTTATTTTTACAAATACAACAAGTCCTGTTCCAGATACCGAACGATTAGAGCAAAATGTATATTTGTCTGCATCAATTCTTTTGCGAAGTTCCGTGTTGACATCGCAATCAATATCTATCAAAATAAGTCCGTTCATTTCTGAAATATTTGCTACTGAACGGCTATTTTGTTTCATAGTGCAGCTTCCGGTAATTGCGGGCAGTTTGCTTTTTATTTCTGTGTACTTTTTTTTGTCGGTTTTGTTTGCTCTGGCTTCAAAAATTATACTTTGATGTTCGCCATTTTTTACGAGTTCTACATATTTTGCAAAATCAATAGTAATATTATCTTTGTCGTGGTGGGTGCGGTATTTTGAGAATTTTAATTCCATAGTTAAGCGTATTTAAATTGAGTTTTATTTTTTCTCTTACCTGACATTTTTTGTCTAAAAGAACCTAAATTAAATCCATAAAGAATACATATTTCTTTTGAGTTGTTGTAAAAAACTCCTGTATGAAAATCTAATATTATTTTTTGTTTTGACATAGATGATTTAAGAGCATGATCTTTTGATTTTTTTTTGCCTTTAGATGCAATACTCATTTTAAATCTTGTTTCAGGACTTACTAATTTTGATTTTTGAGCTATTGACATTTTTAATCTTGTTTCGTTTGAAATATTTTTTCTAATAAACGATAATTTTGCCCTTGTTTCTTCTGTTACAATTCTATTTCTGTTTGCAATTGATAATTTACGCCTTGTTTCTTCTGACAATCTACCATTTTTATCTTCTGTATTTGTTAGTAATAAATTTAGCCCGTTTTTGCCAATGCACTGATATAAATCTTGGTAATATCTTTCTAATTCATTTAATTCAGAAACAGTGCACTCTATTATAACTTCAAATTTATGATTTGCAGCACCATATTTTTTTAATGAATTATATATTTTAGGTTGCCTGATACAGTGCGTTTTTTTGTAGAATTTAAATCTTCTTTCTATGTCAACGCTTTGAGCAATATAAACTCTTTTTTTAGGGTTTGTGATTTTGTAAATTCCTATCATGATATTTTAAATAAAAATAGCCCACAATTTCGGGAGTGCAGTCCCTACTTTTGTGAGCTTTTTAAAAATTTCTTTAATAATATTGAACCTGCACGAACAATATTAAAGCAAATATACAACTAAATATCATAGTTTATATTTTTTTTCTAGTTTTTTAATCAATATTTCTTTTTGTCTTTTTAAAGTTCTATTCGCTGAACTTGGCAAATCTGAGTTTATAATTTTAAAGTAGTTTAGTTTTAAGTGAGTATTTAAAACTCGTTCAACTCCTGTATTTCTATTTGATAAAAATTGCTCTTTAGGCACTTTTTTAAACATCTGGTAGATTTGCGAATTTAGAATCTTTAATGCAAATATTTTATCTTTATTTATTTTTTGGCAATACTTGATTATTTTTTTACCGTCTGGAGGTACTATATTTTGTTGAACAGCTAACCCTTCATCGATTTTTATTTCTTTTATCTTGCAATTATTATAATCGCATGCAGGGCAAATACAGGTTCTTTCTTTCATAAGCTCCCCGCAATTATCACACTCGGTAACTTCTTCATCTGTTGGCTCTTTTTTGGCTTTATAATCGTTATTACCCCAAAATATTTTTTCCCAGTCAAAAGTATCGCTCCAACGTCCGAACCTTGCAATATTCCCTCCACCGTCAATGTGAATAAATCTATCTTTGAATATTTTGTTTGTAGTTCTTGATGCACGGCCTAAAATCTGAATATACAGATTTAAAGATGAAATTCTACGAGATGCGATAATGGCTTGCACATCCGTCACGTCAAAACCTTTAGTAAAAACACCAACGTTAAATAAAATTGCCCCATCTGTATTTCTAAATTTTTCAACTACTTCGCTTCTACTGTAATCGGTTTCATTCACACTATCATACATCAAACAATTAGGCACGCCCGCCTCAATAAATAAATCGTAAATAAATTTATTTAAAGTTGTGTTTTGGGTGAATATCATAGTTTTTTTACCTTTGCAATATTCGTTGTAATTTGCTAAAACATCCATTTGGTATTTTTCGTTAAAAACTTGTTCGCTATTGGAAACTTCGCCAAAGGCATCAAATTTAAAATCTTCCTCTTCTATTGGTATTGCATAATTTTCATCTACTACTAAAAATCCGTCTGTAATAAGATCAGCTATTGGAATACCAACGATAATATCTTGAAACAAATCAGCAAGAACAAAATCTTTTGTAAATTCTATTTTTTCGCAGCAATCACATTGTATTTTATTCATTACTTTATGATTAAAACAAAAGAAATAATTATCTTTTCTATTGCTTACTGGTGTTGCCGTAAAACCTATAACTTTGCAATTTGCAATCTCTAGTATTTTCTCGTAAATAATTACATGGCACTCGTCAATTATAATTAAATCAAAATCATAAATTAAATCAGGATCTTTTTTTAATCTACTTTTTAAAGTTTGCACCATTGAAACAACAATTTTTGTTTTAGGAAATATTTTGTCTTTTGCTTCAAAAGTAGATGCGTCTGTAAAATGTTTTGCAGTTTGTCCTACAAGCTCACGGCTATCTACAAGTATCAATACACGTCCAGCATATTGCTTTGCGAGGGTTGTGAAAATTACCGTTTTTCCTCCTCCAGTAGCTAATTGAACACAAATTCTTTGATTTGTATTGCTGGTTATTTTGTTTAATAAATCTTCTTGGTATGGTCTTAATTCCATATTTTTTAAATAAAAAAAGACCCAATAAATGTGAGTCGGCACATCTAAAGAGTCTTAATAATATTTTCATTTACTGACTTCCGACTTTCAGTTAAGCAAATATACTACTTTTTTTTAATCCCCCAATATATCCAATCTAAATAATCTTGAATTTCTTTGCGTCTTTCTGGACTTGCTGAAATTTTCTCTTTTTCTAGGTCAGATAATGTGGGCTGTTTAATAACTTGCTTTTTCAATTAAAAAGGCAAATCATTATCATCAGCAATAGAATTATCGGGTTTTACATCGCTACGAGCTGGATAAGTTGGTTGTGGCGCTTGTGCTGGATGTTTATCGTTTATTACTTTCTCTATTCTCCATCCTTGTATATCGTTAAAATATTTTACTTCACCCTGTGGACTAGTCCATTCTCTTCCTCTAATGTTTATTGATACTTTAACATTTTCTCCTACCTTTACATTATGCAATAGGTCGCATTTGTCTTGAATAAAGTTTATTAAAATGTGTTGCGGATATTGGTCGTCAGTTGACACTACTAATTCACATTTTGTAAACGTACTGCTTACTTCTACTGGCTGCCCTACTACTTTTATTTTTCCGATTACTTCCATTATAATGTTTTTAATTTGTTTTCTAATTGCAATACTTGCACTTGTGTTGCAATTAATTTCCCTTCTTCAATTGCGTTTAAACACGCTGTTATTTTCTCCGATGATAAAGTAAGGTATTTTTCAAACTGCTTATCGGTTAATGAAGGAGTGATTACTTCTTCTACAACTTCGTGTTGCACGTCTTGAGTTACTTCTGGCATTTCTTCTGGCACGTATACTGGACCACTAAAAACATCAGGACAATACCATTTTACACCATTTGAAATTGCACGTGCAAATAACATATTTTTCGGGAACTTGTCAATGTTTTTTGTTAATGCTTTTTTAGCTTCTTCAATTGTGAAACTTGAGTTTCCTATTATTTCCGTGCCCTGGTAAAAATCAATAGAGCAAATTTTATCGCTCATCTCTTTTACTTTATAATCATACTTCCCCGAACCTTTAACTGTTGAGGCTATTAATCCTGCCCCTAAAGTTGGTTTGCCTTGAATAATGTGTATTCCTGACATTGCAGCAAATGGAGGCACTCCAATTTCTTGACCCGCTTGTATTTTAACAAACGCTTGTCCCATTGCTTTTGCATCTGTAAACATTCCGCTTTCTGCGAAAACTTTAGCCATAGACATGATGTCGTTTACTGGCATAATTGTAATTTCATTTTTCATAATATTTAATAATTAATAGTTAAACTTGATTTTCTTGGAGTTGATGAAACTTTTGGAACTAATACACCTCCTTCATCATAGATTTCATTACTTGACTTATAAGCAACTTTTAAAAGTTCTTCACGTTCTTTTAACTCTTTTTGAATATCTAAGTAAATAGGATCTTCTTTGTAGTTTAAAGTGTCGCCACCATTGCGATAAGTTCCTTTAATTCCAAACGCTTCAAAATTTTCTAAAGGCATCATATTTTTTAACGATTCTGTAACAATTGCTAAGGCTTCATTAATCCTAACGGCTTGTGTAAATAATTCCGTTTTATCCACATTTCCACTTTCTAAAATTTCGCTAACGAACTTTTTAGCGTTTATTTGTATTTCTTTTTTTGAAGGAAAAGCGTTTGAAAGTTCTTGTTCCTGCATTAACATTAATAGATTTTTTGATGCTCCCATAACTTATTTTTCTTTATTTATTAATACTGCAATCATATTCGATTGGCTTCTTTTTTCTCGCTTAGCTAATTCTTTTAGCTTTTTAATTTCTGATTCCTCTAGGGAATAGGTTACGTTTTTTTTCATTTTGCTTATTTATTTTCAATTAGTTTATTTTTTAAATCTTCTACAATTCCCTCTATATTTTTAAACAGTAATTTTTCACACACGTAGTTTTTATTACCGTAAAAATCATCTGAATAACCTTCCCTTATTTTTTCAACAGCTATCCCGTCGTAATAGGATTGTGTAGTTACCGATATTGCTTGTATTGTAAAATACTGTATAATGTTATCTTTCATAAAGTACACTTTGTCCCCTATTGAGTATCTAGTTTCAATTTTCATAATTCCTATATTTTGTTTTAGCTTTATTGCTTGTGCAAATATACAATACTTTTACATTAGTTTGCAAATATATTAACAATAATTTAATAAATAAAAAAACCACTTGTTTAGAGTGGTTTATATTTCTTCCAACTTTTTTTTGCTTTTTTTTCTGCTATTTCCAGCATGTGTAAATATTTAAATCCGTATTCCAAACCGTGCTTATTCATGTATCCATCCATGTAAGCGCCAATGTATTTTTGTCTTTTCGTCATTTTAATAAATACTTTATAGGTTTTTGTAAATGTGGTAAATCTTTACAATCTGCTACGATTTTTTTTGCATCTGGTAAAAGTGCACTATTTATTTCCGCTAGTGTAAATCTTTTTTCAAGTGTGTTATAGGTTTTTTTCATCTCTTTTTTTTTGGTCGATTTGTCTCTGACGTTCTAAAATGTAGGATCTATTTTTTAGGTAGTAATTTCGGGAATGTATTTTTTGCTGCTCAGGCGTTTTTTTTAAGCCTCTTTTAGCTCTTGGTATGACTTCTTTTTCTATTTCCTTAGTTTCCGTTGTGCAGCATCTTTTTGCGCTGGATTCGGTAACGTATTTCTCGCCACAATTACAATAATGCATCATAGTTTAATTTAGATTCGATTACATAAAAACAGCCTTCAATATCTACTTTTATTGGAAAGTTTTTTTTTAATTTTATTTCTTTTAATACATCTGAAAAGTGTAAATCTTTTTTTTGCCTTATTACTTTAAATCTTTGCTCTTGTGTGTATTTCATTTAAATTCTGACTTATATATTATTAAATTATTATGCATAATTGGAAAAGGCATCATTTTAAGCGAGTGATAAGGAAGAGCAAACTCTATACAGAGCTTTTTAAAATTTCCTCTGCAAATAGGCTCTTTATCGGGTTGGAATAGTATTATTACGTTTTTTCTTTGCATAGTGATAATCTTTTACTTTTTAAAATTTCAATTGTTTTCTTTAAATCTTTAAGCTTTTCATTGCGTTGGTTTCTAGCATCTGGATATTTTTTTTCATCCCATTCTGAAAGGCATTTTTCTAAAATAACCTTTTCTTTTTCTAAAACTTCAATTGCGTAATTCATATTTTACTGTATAGGTTTGAAAGTGAAACATTCAGCGTTTATATCTCCGCTTTTTATAAGCGATGCAAACGCTTGATTTCTACCAGCAGGATAATAAGGCGCTCCCTCGTAGTTTAAAACCTCTCCGCAAGAGTTAAACAAGCCAACAACATAGGTACAAGTACCACCGAAAGCCCCTTTAAATTCAGCAGAATCAATTCTTTTAGAATTAAATCCGTTTCCTTTTATTATTTGTGCATTTGTCATAATTTCTATTTTTTAATTATTAGCTTTATTGCTGGTGTAAAGATACAACTAATATTTACATAAACAATACTTTTTTATAATTATTTTTATTTATGCCATAGCCAGTAGATTTCCCCAAACCAAAAATATTACTTTTTTAGCTGACTATGGCTGGTTAATATTTATTTTGTGAATCTAAAATTATTATCAAAGTTTTTATATAAAAAATCAAAAGGAAAGTCTAAATACTTCATTATTTCTTTTAGTTTTTCTTCTGAAATAGTTGCGTAATATCTTTTTAAGAATTTAGACAAATTAGGCTGTGACAAACCTTTAATATCTCTACATAATTTAGTTTGAGAAACTCCACGATAACCCATTGCAACTTCTAATGCATTAGGGTTTATGTCAGATTTTAATTTTATAACAATCATCTCTCTAATCTTTTAATCTCCCTTTGTAAAAAGTCAATTGCTTTTTTTAGATCTTCGATTTCATCTTCTTTTTTGCCCGCCCGTGCAATATACTTAACTGCTGAACCTTTACAAAAATTAAGACTATACTCATGGCAAAAATCTATAACATCCTTATCAGTACCATTTTCGTAGTGCGCGGGTTTGTTGTTGTCGATGAATATAGCAAGGTTTAGGCTTTTCCAGTAATTTTCTCCTTCTGACGTATCTCTCCACCAAAAAGAACAGATAGAATCTTTATTTTTTTTTTCAGTCGGATACAACTTTTGATACTCTAACGCCCTTTTTTTATTCTCTGGATCTAATTGTGATATTAACATATTTTTTTAATTATTACGGTTTGTATTGCCTTGCCTTTAAAATCAATTCCTGTAACCTCGTTTCCTTTAACTTTGTAGCTAATTGCGCCTAAGATCATTAATTGTTTGTAGGCTAGTGATTCAGTTTCGAATATTAATTTTGGTTTCATAGTAGTTTATTTAGTTGCTTTTTAATATTGTACATTTTTAAAAGTTCTTCATTTGTTTTGTCTATTGGAAAATTGAAAATCTTAAAATACTCTTTAGTAAGTTTTGCTATTTCGATTAGATCATTATGATAGTAAGCATCTACTGTTACTTGCTCTATTTCTCCTTGTTTTTGCAAGTAAGGAGCTTTATTAGTGCAGTCTGTTGTGTCCATAGTTTTTTTTGACAAAGATAAATTATAAGTAGATATGTAATAGTTAATAAAATGTTAAATTTTACATTAGTGTTATTTTATTAATCATAAATGTTCCTATATTTGTAAAAAAAAATATTATGAAAGATTTTTTATTGGCTCGCATTGAAGCCCTGGAGAAAAAAGTAAAACAGTTAGAAGATGAAATACACACTAACGCACTTAAAATTATTGTCAACGATCCGATTTTTGAAAACCCTATACAAAATGAATAAAATACAACAACTTCAAAGTAAAATTCACTTAATCACAGGCAATGGAGAAGTGATGGGATTCTTTAATGAAATGTTGGGTATTTCGGCTGGGTAAGCTTGCTCCTAACGTTTCGCAGCCTTGTACTGCCGCCTATGCGGTTGCGTATATTCGGCGGTAGTTCAAGACTGCTGTTAGTGACTGGACGGATTTTTACACTAAATATTAATTAAAAAATTAAATAAAAATGGCAAAAATAAAAATGTCAAAATACGATTTACTTGATAAATTTCAAGCGTATGAAAGTGAAGCTACTTACACAACTGGTAATAAATCAACGCATCAAATGATTGCAATGGAAGATGTCGAAAAGGTTATTGATGAATTAATTGAGCATTTAGGCAAATGGCAGAAAATTTATTAGTAGCAATTAACGTAGTCTTGCTCCTAACACGCGTATAGGCGCAGTTTTAATTGCGCCTATACCTTGTTAATATTTTCTTAAAATTCAAAATTATAGCAAATACAAAAACTAAAAACAATCCAACAATCCAAACCCAAATTGATACTCCATTACTTTGGGTTTTTTTATCTTTGATAGTTTTGTAAGTTGCAACTGTCTTGTAAATTATAGCCGTAATATATCGCACCGAATCAATTATTTTTACGCTACCAGTACTTTTGTTATTTTGCACAAAAGTTTCTTTTAAACCGTCTTTTTCTCTTGTGTAAATGAAGCTATTATCGTAAGTGTTGTTTACGTACAATTCTTCAGACATAGAAAAGTCAGCAGACGTATTTATTTCTGCTGACTTTATTTTTTCTACCTCTTTTATCTGATCTGTTTTTCTAGTACCGCATCCAGCCTGAATGACCACCAAAAAGATAATTACTAATTTTTTGGAATAATTTTTCCATGATATTTTTTTCATAAGTGATTACAAATTACGTGCCAAAGTATTGTCATTTGGTTTTAAATAATAAATAAGCTGATCTTAGTTTTCCTGCATAATTATTACGAACATGTAATGGTCCGTTATAACCACGTGCAAATCCCGTAAAATCTCTTTCGATTAATTCGTCATCTAAATTTACATTTATAATGTAGTTTGCGAATAAATATAATTGTGCCACTTCGCTCTCGTGATTTTTATTAATAAATTCTTGAATAGTTTTACAGCCACAAGCTTTAAAGTTAAAACCCATTATTTGAAACCTGCCCCAGGACGCTGACATTAAAGCAATATCCCTATTTATTTTAATTGCTAATTGTAAACGTCCGTGTTGCTCGCTAGTTTTTCCATAAGGTTCCGTTTTCCAAACTGGATAACATATTTCTGATCTTACAGGCGTAATTCCCGCACGCCTCAAATACTTCCAAAATATATGAGGTTCAAATAATATTTTAACCTCGCCCGTTGGTAAAAATCCTGAACCTTTACTTTCTATTTTATCAACTGCTTTAATCATAGCAAGTTCACATTCTATTTTTTTAGCAACGTTTGCAAATTGGGCGTCATTTATTCCTATCTTCATCTTCTTTATATTTAAATGGATCTATAAATTCTCTACCAAATTTTGTAAACATTAATTCAGTCTCCTTAATATCTTTTGCATTTCTTTTAAAAAATAATTCAATTTCTTTATTTTCTGCCTCTTGTTCTAACATCCTGCTTTTAGTAGCAGAATCTCGTCTATAAGTTAGTAGCTTATAATAAGCAAAAACAACACCTATAATTGTCAAAATTAACTGAAAAAAATTAGTTATGTTGCCTAAATAAAAATCGTTGTATATTACTTTTTGTGCAACGTCAATAAGTGTAAACCCAAAAAAGCAATAAAATAAATAATTAATTGCGTTTAAAGTGTGCTTTATTATTAACATAAATGTAGGTTAATGCTGTTATGGGAAGTTTAATTAAATAATATTCATTGTCAAATAAACCCAAAAATACTAAATCTAAAGCATTTAAAATGAATAATAACAATAAAATTTGCCTTGTAAATAAATCAAATTTTACAAAAATAGAATAGTATAAGACTATTCCAATAATTAATATATTGGAATAATCTTCAATAACATTGCATAAATACTTTTTATTGTCAGAAAACAAATACCAACTTACACGTAAATCACTACGATAAAAAATGGCCTTAATCTCTGATAATGGCACAAGTAAAAGCAATATTAAATTTTTACTTTTCATCCTTTTTTGGTGGTGGGGTTGATCCTCCAATAATGCTTTGTTTTGCATCTGCGTCCTTAGAAACTATTAACCCAAGCGATACGGCTATAGTTGTTATTGCTCCCGCTACTTCTGTAGTTATGTATCCCATTGATACTGCTACACCTAAAATTGCCACGGCTATTCCCGCAAGCGTTGTTTTCCAGTTCTTCATTTTTATTATTTATTGGTTAAATTATTATTGTGGTATATTATTGCAATCAAACAAATCTGTTATCACGCCACTTGCATTTATTTTCACTAAGTATCTTTCCCCTTGCCTAACAAATAAAAATCCGCTTTCTGATCCATTAAAAGCATCGGTTAAATCGATGTTATTATAAACCTTCATTCCTATACTTAAATATGAACCGTTGGGACTGTATCTTCCAACGTAAATATTTGCGCCAATTGGATAGTTAACATTACAGTTCATTTCGCTATATATTTGTGCGTTACTTCTCTCCCACAATTGAGCATATTCCACTATTGGAGACGAACAATCCACAATCTCTACTATTCTGCATTGCGTTAAGGTACTACCTGAATAAGTAGGACTTAATCGATAAGAAAAAGTAGTGGATTTAATCCAAAAATCTCTTGTCGTGTCGTTTCCAAAAGGATTAAAAGGAAACCCTAAAGGAGAATCCGCAAATAAATTTACGTTAATTGCTAAAGAAGTACTACTACTATACAAAGTTTGTCCTGTATTTGCATTGTCGCAAGATAAAACGCGATCTTTAAAAGTATTATTCGAAAAAATAAATGAATTACTTGTATTTTCATTAGTCCACACGCTTCGAGGAACTAATTGATTATCTATATATTCGCTCATAAAACTAGCGTTTAAGTTGTATTTAGCTAGCGCAGCACTCTTAGTCATGCATTGATTGCTAGTAACGTGAGCTTGACCGCTATTAAGTGTAAGCCCTAAAGTTGATGCTTGTGTGAAAGTTACCATTTGGTTTGATGCTTGCCCAAAAGTAAATACCGTAAATAAGATTAATAAGTACTTCATTATTTAGCTTTTAATAGTTCAATTTCTTTCTCTAAATTCCTGATTTTCTCAACTAAAATTTCTATGTAGTTAACGCTTAAATACCCCTTATCGTCTTTATTAACTTGATCTGGATTTTTTGCTCTTACTCTTTGAGCGATGTAGCCTATGTGAATTTTATTGTCTCGTTTGTCTTTCCAAGTGTAATAAATTACATCTCCATCACGTTTAATGATGTTTTTTAAACGCCTGTCTGATGATTGGAAAAATGATGTTGCCGTTACTGTGCCACTAAACTTCCCATTACCTACTACGTCAAGGTTTGCTGTTGCGTTTGGTTGGTTTATGCCTACGAAGCCGTTTGATAATATTGAAAATTTCTCGGTAAATGCCCCACTGTCTCCCGTAAAAAATTGAATAGCACCACTATTAACATTAGCATTGCCTTGTTTAACTTGTATTCTAGCTAGTTCAAAACCAGACCCGTTATTATTATTGAACTTAATAGATGTAGCTATATCATTGTTATTTGTTGTAGTTCCACTAAACTTTCCATTACCTACTACGTCAAGTCTTTCTGTTGGTTCTAGTTGGTTTATGCCTACGTTGCCGTTTCTAGTAAATCTAAATAGTTCAGCTGTATCATTTCTAATCACTAAATCATCCCCATTATTATTTCCTCCAAAATACATATCTGAAAAAAACCTACCCCTAAATGTAACACCATTAAAATTTGATATTACTGACCCATAATCCATAAATAAACCATTATTTTGTTGCGTGCTATTTAAAGACGTAGAATTAAACCTGCCTGTGCCGTCAAATATTGGATTAGTTACATTTGCTTTTGATGACGCTAACCCGCTATATTGTGTATTGGTAGCGTTGTCTCCTGTATTCGTATTTATTGCTGAACCTGTGCCAGTTGCGTATTGAGCGTTACTTGCACTCGTAATTAAACCTTTACCATTTACAACTACATTATTAAATGTTCCTATATTAGCGTTAACCGTTGCTAGAGTCAAAGTTGTTGCCCCCGTAGCGTCTCCTATGTGAGTGGCGTTTGTTGTTTTAGCCGTATTAGCCACAATCGCATTAGATTGCGCTGTGGTTATTCCAATTTTAGCAGTGTTTAAATTAACTGCGCTTGTAAAATCAGTATTTGGAACATTTCCAAGTCCCACATCCCCGCTATTTAAAACAACCGCACCCACTTTTCCTGCTACACTTGTAACTGAGGATGCTGGCGTTAGTAATTCACTCCAATTTCCTAAAACAGATGAAGGCGTTTGTCTTAATATAAACGCCCTACTGACATCTGATCTAATAGCAATATCCCCCTGCTCCGCTAAACTTAATGCTAACATTTCAACTTGAGAGGTAACTGGGAATGTTTCTGAAATTGCTAAAGCTGGTATCTGACTATTTGGAATTTTCCCGTCAGCTCCAAGAGTAGCTACCCCATTAGCTACTGCCTTTTCAGAATTGTTTATTTTTGTATTTAGTCCATTAGTTACCATTGTATTTGTAGCAAAATCCCCTGACGCTTGCTTAGCATCTAAAGCCGTTTGCAGTCCTGTTACCGTTGCAATTGCCTGTACGCCTGTATGCGTGGTCCTATCTCTTAACTGTGCATCGGTGCTGTTTACAGTTCCTGTCGCTATTGTAATATTACCACTTAACGCCTGACCGTTAACAGTAGTTGTTTTATCAACTTTAGCATTAAGCAAATTATTAGCTATTGCAACCGTGTAAACTTCTGGATTAGTTTCAGCCGTTGTAGTCCTAACCGTTCCGCTTGTTGTGGCGTTGGCTTGTGGTACTAAACTAGATTTTAAAACCCATTTTAATTCTCCTGTAACTGGATCTTGTACCACAACTCGATTTGCTAAATTATCCTCAATATTTTGAGTAATTCTTAACTTGTTAAACGCCGTAGGATTTGTTTGCGCAAATCCTGTAACCGCTAATAATAATAATAAATACTTTTTCATTTTTGTTTAATTTGTTATATAAATTTCGTCTAGGTTAATAAGATTATTTGTGATTGTTAAAATATTAGATGATTGATTCCATTCAGAAATATTATATAAAAACGCTTTATTTAGCAATACGCTTTTGACTATAAATCCAATTGGCAAAATTACATCATTAGTAGTCCCATCGCTTATAACTAAAATAGGGTTAAAAACATCTGAATTACTTTGTGCGTTTGTAATCCAATCAAAACCGTTCCATTGCCATAACTCTACTGGTAAGTTGTCAATAAACGACAATTCCATATAAAAATCACCATAATTAAAACTAGCAGGAGGAGTGTTAATTGGCTTGTCGTTTCCAGTAAATAATTGAATATTGTTATTTTCTGAACTGGTAATTAATGAATTAATAGCGCCAACTAAATTATTGTTTTCAGCGGTTGTAAGATTGCTTAAATTACCTATTGAATTATTTACAAAATCGGTTATTATTTTTAAAATTGGATTTAAAACATTTGCAGTAATTTCATTGTTACCATTAGCAACTATGTAAGTGTTTATTTGCTGAATTGCATCGCTATAACTTGGTGTAGTCATTATTAGTAATTATTAAAATCGTTGTTGAAATCATTGTTAAAATCTCCGCTTGGAACGAATGGTAAATCTAAAAATAAATTATCAAAATCAATAGAATCTCCTAAATAAATAAAAGGAAGTTCGTCTTCTAAAGCATCGCTATTTGATGTTAATTTTAATATCGCTCCGCCATCTGCATTTTGCGGATCGTAATTATAATTGTCGTTTATCAAACCAAATTCAAATCCATAAATTTCAATAGCTCCATCTTTCAATCTTAATGCAGCAAAATAATCTGAACTATCTATTTGCTTTAAAATGCATTTTATTTCTTGTGAAATCCCGACTATTGGTAAAATTACTGAATGCTTATATTGAGGAATGTTTTCTTTTCTTAACATTTCGCTACTTCCAAAAATAACGCTAGAGTTTTCAGTAATGGAATATGAAAAACCTTTTAAGTTTGGTTTTAAATTAAAAATAATTCCATGCCTACATTCGCTATCTGTAGAGGTTAAAATTTGCTTATTTAAAACATCCTCACGATTAATTAAAATAACATTTTGCTCGTAATTCTTTACTACGGAATCACAAAATTTTAAACCTTTTTTTAGTTTTTCGCAGCTCATTGTTTATTAATGTTTGAACTTTTAAAACCAAATCCTTTTGCCTTTGTTTTTCCACAATCTTCAAGTCCACAACTGCAATTATTAGCGCAATTGTTATAATCGAAAATTTCTTTATTTGAACATAAAAAATAACCGATTTTATTAAAAGTGATTAATCCCATATTTCGGTATTTTTCAGAAAATTGATTTAACGCTTTCATATCCTGTGGAATTGAAAATTCATTAGTCTTTTGAACTAATCCGTTTGGCGTGTCTGAAAATCCATTTAATACAATGTATCTAGCATAAGAATAATAAGCTGTTAAATTATAAATACCTTGGAACGCTCTTTGCTTACCTTTACAGTCAGTATAAAATCCACCGTTTAAAAGTTCTAATTTTTTAGCGTAATTTAAAGGAATTGGTAGATTGTTATTAAAAATATACGCTTCCACTTCTGCGATTATTAAAGTAATATCAGTCCAATAACCACAAAATAATTCCTGCAAATCAAAATTAATTGCTTCATTTTCTGCAACTGCTAGTTTTGATAAATCACAATGTTTTGCGATTATTCCAATTCCTTTATATTGTTGTTGGTTCAGCATAAGTGATATTTTTAATAATGCAAGGAAAACCTAAATAAGTAATTGTTTGCTCTAATTTTGAACGTTCTTCTTCGGTCTGCTCATCATAGAATTTCTTTTGTTCTAAATAAGTTTGAGAGTTTGCGCCAAACAAACTATCGTCTGATTTTATTAATTGCTTTGGAGCATTATTTGCCGCACCAATTATATTATCTCTCAAATCCTTAACAGTTTCTGTGAACATTTTTTCGTCAAACTCGGCTTTTACTTGCCCGACTTTAAAAATTTTGTCAATATCCTCTGTTGCTCCAACGCTTAAATGATAAACGCCTCCTATATTTTCAGAACCTAGCCACTTTTGAACGTCAGATTTTACAATTTCCTCATCCTCTTCGTCTAAACCCGAAGTTATAACGTATGTTTTTCCTAAAAATCCAGTTCTAAATTGACGGTTTACATACATTCCTTTGCGAAATTCGGTGTCCATGTCGTTATAAACTGAATCAAAAGGCGATAAAGCATACTTAAATTCAGGCGTTAAGTTCATATAGTACACTTGGCCACGATAAGATGGCATCATTACGCTTAAATCGTCTGTTTCTTCACCTTTATAATCAGCTTTTATTTGCGCTATGATTACATTTTCATCTTTTGAAAATGGATAAAACCATTTTTCTTTTGATTTTTTAGCAAACATATATTTAACTTCGGTAAAATCTTTATAGTAAAATTTACCTTCGTTACCGTCGCTATCTTCTTTAGCTTTTCTGCATTTTACGTAATCTAAAACATCCAATACTGGTTTCAATTTTAAACTTTCGTCTATATTATACCCAATATGGAAGTAAACCCCATTTTGTTTTGAAATATTATATGAAGATAATTTTACAATATCAGTTAATTTATAATTCTTAAATGAGTTTACAATATCATTATTACCAATCACACCTTTTCCTGAAATAAATTTAGCCATTAACTTTGAAGCTAAAGAAGCGGTCGGACTATTTAAAATAGCAAGCTCGATTTCGTTTGGGTACAAATTGTTTTCGCCGTTCCAATATACCGCATTGTCTTTATTCTCGTCTATTTTTATTAAACGAGAATAAAGTTCAATGAATTTTGCCCTTGCCTTTGATAAAATTAGATTATTTTGCATTTATTAAATTTATTCTTTTAATTTAGAATTTTTATGTGTTTTACCCTTTGTTTCTACTTCTACATTTTCGGGAAAATTAAATAATTTTTTACGTTCTTTAATTTCTTCTGCTGTACCGTTTTTTAAAAAACCATCAATAAATTCAGGTGTTAAAATGTTGTCGTATTTCCGGTGAATAACGTCATCTTTTCTGTAAGACAAAATATTTCCCTCAATTCTTTTAATTGTAATTCCTTCCATAATTTCTATTATTTTACTTTGTAAAGTTAATGTATTTTTTGAATAAAAAGAAACAAATGTGTTCCAATCAGAATTGAAAGAACAACCCGCACAACTTGGCGAATACCCATAAGCTTCTTTAAAAAATTTTAAGTATAACAACATAAGGTTAGAATCTCTTCTAACCTTATCTTTATTTTGCAATATTAATTCGTCTACTTTCATTTACGCTTGTAGGAATGCAGAATCGAAATCCTCATTTTCCTGACCGACAACTAAAGATTTGTAAATCAATGGAACAAGTCCTTCAGGCGCAGTGTCTCTACTAGATAAAACTATTGGAGTTCCGCCTCCACCCTCTTGAACATCATAGGTAAAATCACCAGCTACCAATCCATTTTGGATTCCGTAAATTTCAACAACTCCGTCCGAAAACTGAAAAGCTACCGCATAATTTCCTTTTCCTAAAGCATCTAAAACACATTTAGAAGCCTCGTCTGCTCCAATAACTAATATTTGAGCGTTGTGCTTGTATTGAACAAATCCCAAATCAGAAACCGATTTATCGAAATAACCTTTATAAGTGCTTCCGTTTTCTGAACCTGCAAAACGATAACCCGTTTTGCCAGTCTTTAAAGCAAATTGCACATTATAGCTACACAACAATCCCGACGGAGTTGTAATTACTAAAGTCGCTGGGTTAATATCGTTTAGATTAATAACCACCGCTTGCTGGTAATATCTACGAACGGGCGCAATACAAGACGCATCTTGCCCGTTTTTCAATGTAACACATATACTCGCTACTGCCATATTTTTATATTTTTAAAGATTAAACAGTTGCTGCACCAAGGTACACATACTCATTTGTTACAAGTGCTGCTCCAATAGTTGCACCACCTTCAATATAGACTTGGTTGTCATCTTGAGAATACCAAACTCTAAAAGCTGGCAATTGGTCAAGTTCAGATGTTCCAATTACAATGTTTGTAGCTGATGTTAAAATCGCTCTGTAAGGACTTCCCAAACCTAATTGAGAAATAACTCCGTCCAATTCTCTATGAATGTGAACAGGGATTCCAAAAATGCTAATAGCATTGTTTACAGAAAAAGTTCTTTGAGCAGTCAAACCGTCAGGCGAGTAACACTCACAGTTATACATACTTCTATCTGCTAAACTGTTTAGCCAAGAAATTAAAACACTTGCCATTGCTTGTGTCATTTCAAATCTTACAGTCGTTGGGTCAAACCAAGGTGCAACCGATGCAACTTGATAAGCTTGATCTAAATAAGCATACACTTCTGGACCAGTTAAACCTGTTCCTAAAGCGTTTTCAGAAATTACGATTTTCGTTCCGTCCATCGCTTCCGCTTGTGTGAATATACCATCAATTGCTCTTAACAATGGGTAGTTTGCATTATCAGAAGCAGTAGCTGTATCGCCAAAAAAAGCAGTACGCCACATTGCAGCTTCAAGGTTAGCTGTAAACTTGCCAATGATGTATTGCATCAATGCGCTGTTTTCGTCAAGGTCTCCAAAAAGTCTTTTTTGTTGAGAGAAAAATCTCAAAAAGTCTTCCGAAAAACTGTTAACACAAACAGGAATACGACAAGCAATCATTCCAATTTTCCAAGGTTTAGCCGAAAACCCTAAATCTAAATCGCAAACAGGAACATCACAATCAGCTGGATTTTTATAAGGAAATGATGCATAACTAGGAGAATTTGACATAATAGGAATAATATTTCCATTACGAACTCCAGTAATTACTGTATGATTTTCTGCTAACTTTGAAACCTCAAAATTACTTTGAAAAACCACATTTGCAAGTTCAAGTTTTTCAGCAGCTGTTAAAGAAGTTACTAAACTTGTGATTGCCGAAGCAAAGTTTGTTGTTATTGCCATTTTTTATTTTTTTAAATTGTTTCTTAAACTGGCAATTGCCGAAGCGTTATTGCTTTTTGTTTCTTCTTTTTTAGCGGGTGTTTTTTCAACCGTTGGAGCTGTTTTTGATTTCGCTTGGAAATTTAAAATAACACCTGCTTTTGCTTTTACCTCGTTTGACAAATCAACTGCCTTTGCTGTCATAGCGAAAAGTTGCTCTTCTAAAGCGGCAATAATTGCGTCTTTGTCTTCTAAATCTACAATCTCCTCAACTGGTTTAATTTCTGTAAGTTCCCCAGCTACAAAAACATAAGTTTCGCCTGTTGCCATTACAAATTCTCCTTCTGCGTCAGCGCCATCAAAGAATGCCTTTGCACCCACTTTGATAACCGCGCCTTCTTCTAACTCGTAAAAATCGAGTTCCATTTGGTCCGCTGTAAAAACAATTAGATTTTTAAAACCTAAAAAGTTTTTTGCCGCATTAATTAATTTTTGCGTTTTTGCATTCATATTTAAAAAATTAGTATTAGTACTCTTGTATTTAGCCACCGCTCTATATGGCTGGATTGTCAAACCGAATTTTACTACTTCTTCGCTTGTCATCATTCTATCCTCGCGCATTAAAGCGATAGCCTCGTCATAAGTGAAATTGGTTTCGGATTCGTAAATTTTAGCGAGTTTTATTTCTTCTTTTTCAAGTTCTATTGAAATTGCTTTGAAATCCGAAGAATTGCCCTCAATTTCCACGCTTGGTAAATGAATCAAAATGCTATTTTCTGAATAGACTTTTTTATTTTTTCCAGCCAACATAATGATTGAAGCAATAGACGCAACCATTCCAGTTGCGAAAGTATCGCATCCTTGAGGCAGTGATTTTAAATAGTTGTAAATAGCTTTACCCTCATAAACTGACCCACCCTCCGAATGTATGTGAACGTTCAATGTTTTTGAAGTATCAGTAGTCGCCACTAAGTCAATCACTTTTTTTAAAGTAATTTCTGTACCAACTTCGCCAATTAAATAAATATCGTTATTCATATCGGTAAAATTAAGAAGTATAAAAGTTTTATGTTAAAATAATATTGTTATTAATTTTAAACACTATATTTGCAAAGCAATCTACTACTTGCGTTAAAATATTAGTCAATAGACTAACCGAAACCCTTAACGATGTGTAGTAGCTCGTTAGGGGTTTTACTTTATAAATAAGATTATGGAAAAAACATGTAAAAAATGTGGAGAAACAAAAGATGTAAGTTTGTTTGTAAAAGATAAAAGAAAATCAATAGGCATAATACTTACTTGCAAAGATTGCTCTAAAAATAGAGTTAAAGAATTAAAAGAATTAAATCCACATAAAAGTATTTTATACAATAAAGATTACTACCAAAAAAACAAAAAAATAATAGATTTAAATAATAAAGAATATTATTTAAAAAACAGAGAAGTTATTATTAAATATAAAAAAGAATTCGGTTTAAAAAATAATTACGCTATAAATAAATCTAAAGAATATAGAAACAATAATAAACTTAAAATAAAATCATACAAAAATAATATGTACGAAACAATTACAGATGTTTACGCTAAAGCAATATTAAGAAGTAAAGGCTTTACAAAAGAACAAATAACAACTGAACTAATAGAAGTACAAAGAATAATAATTAAAACAAAAAGATTATGAAAAACATCACAGATTTAAGAAACAGTTTACTAGACAATTACGAAAAAATGAAGTCTAAAGAAATGGAATTGAAAGACGGTAAAGAATTAGCCAACACCGCTGGAAAGATTTTAAACTCATTGAAAATTGAGTTGGAATATAATACTTTAGTAGGTAATAAGAACAAGATTGATTTTATTGAGGTAACTAAATAAATCACTATATTTTCAATAACGAAAGTATAAAGATGTATTTATCAATTCAAAATATAAAACACCTATTTAATTATAGGTGCTTTTTTAATCTTTAAACTTCCTTCTGCATATCTCGAACGGCTTTTCTTACAGTTTCTACTGATACCCTAAAATTCAACGCTACTCTTTTGTAGCGTTTCATTTTTGCAGGCTCATCAACCATTGCCATATAAAATCGATAAATATCATAATCATTTAAAATTGACAATGAAGCACGGCCAATCTTAACCAGCTTATTTATAACTAAAATATTTTCGTCAATTACGTTTATTACTTTTGCCATTTATCACATTTAGAAATTGATTGTCTTAATTTATAACTTAAAATGCATCCGCATTCGTCGCACATTTTACCGCTTAATTCCGGAATACGATTGTCCGTTATCTTTAAAAATTTAATTGGTTCGTCAACAAAACTATCACAATTCACGCAATCAAATAACCTTTTATTTGCCGAATTTTCCGCTTCTTGATCATAACTTTTAAAGTTTTTCAATCCCTCTTCTAAAGAATTAATCCCGACTTTTAAAAGTGTTTTTATTTTTTTACTAAAACTTTGCATCTGCCATTACTTTACGATTATCACTCAAAGATACTAAACCTTTTTGACTTCCTGAACTCGTTCCTCTTTCCGCCCCAATTCTAACGGCATTCGCTATTGTTTCGGCCATTTGCGAGCTATCTGAACGGCTTTGTATATCGTTTTGAATACCGATATTTGAAGCACCGTTTAATCCTACACCTCCGCCAGCTTGGTTAATAGCTGATAATTGATTGGCAAACATAGCAGTTGAACGTGCATTAATAATGCTTTCACCAGCCGATAGATTAGCACTTATATTGTCGCTTGTTCCAGATCCAATCCCACGTAATCCAATAACTCCGCCAGCGTAGCTTGGTTTTTTAAATTCAGGTGACTTTGTTGCTGTTATTTTTTTAACCGCTGCGAAACCAGTAGCTGCTACTAATGCTACATTTGCTATTTTTAAACCTATCTCAAAGGGAGTAATTGTTTTTGTTGACAATTCAGCAGTAATACCTTGATAAGTGTTTATTAATGAAGCCGCAACTGCTGCTGCCTTTCCCGCTTTTGAGTTTTCACCTAAAAGTCCTGCAACTTTTGAAAAATAATTACCAACAGATGAGAGTTTGTAATCTAAAACTTGCTTTTCAATGTCTTTATTAAATTGTGCGTACTTCGCATTTATCAAAGCAATTTGCGCTCCGTTGTCCTCTGCACTTGCAATTTCTTGAGCCTTTTTAATATCTAGTTGTTGCTTTTCTAATTCCATTTGAGCAATGAAATCATCTTGTGCAAGTACTTTTTTGTTTTCAATATCGATTAAATCCGCTTCTTGTTTAGTGGCTAATCTATCAGCATCTAATTGCTCTTGTGCTAACTTACTTTCCTCTTTATTTGAGGCTATTGCTAAATCATACGCTTGTTGATTAATAACTCCATTTTCTAATTGCGTTAACGCAAATTCATTATCTGCAATTAATTGATTTGCTAATGCTTCTTTTTTTATTCTTAATTGCTCATCTGATAAAAATTGTGAGTTTTCTAAAATTAAGTTATTCTTATTAGTTTCCGCATCAATTTCAAGTTGTGCGTTTGCGATAACTAAATCAACATTTTTCTTCGCAAATTCATTTGTGATATTATTTTTTTCTGTTTCAAATTGCGATTGCGATATTTTATTTTTATCGAATTGAAGTTTTAAATCTGCAATCTGCTTTTCTTCTAATGCCTTATTAAAATCAAATTCTTCTTGCGAACTTTTCTTTTTAAAACCTTGTTGAGAAATAAATAAATCAATTTCTTCTTTTGATTTTGCTAATAAGGCATCTACTTCTTTTTGTCTTTGTGCAATATTCGCATCACTTATTTCTTTTTGTTTGGCTGCTGCATCTCTGCGTAATGAGTTTAAATTTGAAAGTTGTTCAGATTCTTGGCCTGAAATTCGCTCTTGAATATCTGATATTCTGGTTCTTGCTTCTGCATTTTGTTCGAGTGCCTCGGTTGTTTTTCCATCTGCTTTAATCCTTAAATTTGAAACAGTTAATGCTTGGTTTGCGATAGATAATTCGCTTGCACTTTGTTGTTGCAAAACCCTTCCCAATTTTTCATTTATTGCAATTCTTTGAGCCACACTATTAGTTTCGTCATCTCTTTGTTGTCTTAGTTTTTCAGCTTGTTTTTGATAATCTAATTGTATTTTAGTCGCTTCTCTTTGCTTAACCGCCAAACGACCTTCTGCAAGTGCCAAATCCGCTGATGCCTTACTTGATTTTTTTACGCTTGTTGTAAAATTATCAATTCCAGTGGCTGCACTATCTGCTCCAATCAAACGTAATCCAGCCGACAAAAGCCCCAAAGCTTTTTCCGCTACTTTACCAACGTTTTCAAAAGTTTTAATAAATACGTCTGCAAAAAATAATCCTAAAGGTTTTACTATTTGAAACAATCCTTTAAATATTCCAGTTATTGCGCCAGTTACAACGGCTAATTTTTGCGTACCTTGTTCAGTACTGTTTAGCGATGCCGTGGCTAGCTTGAACGCACCTACAACCGCACCAACAGCTATTGCTAAAGCAGCTATAACCGCACCAATCGGAGTTGCAATAAATGCTAAACCAGCTTTTAAGGCTCCTAAAATACCAACCTTAACGGTATTAAATGCACCACCTAATAAATTCCCTGCACCACCTGCTTCTTTTGATTGTGAAACAAATCCACCAATACCTTGGTTAAAGGGATTTATAGATACCAAAGCTTCTTTTATGCTTTCGGTATAATTGCCAATATTCAACGCTTGCTTCCCAGATGCGCTTGAATTTTCTTTAATAAAATCGGTATTTAAATCCATTTGGGAATTTAAAGATTCAATGGCTTTTTTCTCAGCTTCAATATTTGGATTCAGTTGATTAACTATATTATTCAAAGCAATATTAGCGGCTCTTGCATCATTTTTATTATTGATTTGCCTTTGTATCGCTTCGTTCCCTAAATCAATTAATGAGGTAGTTTTATTTTCTGCATCCTGATAAGTTTTTAATTGATTTGTGGTTTGAGTTATTTCTTTTCTAGTAGTTCCCATTTGAACGCCTAAAGTTTGCTCGCTCTTGAAAAGTTCTTTTTGCTTATTTGTCAATGCAGTTATTTCTGATTGATTTTTTGCCATTGCATCCGTATTGTCTCCAGCGGATTTAGATAATAAGTCTTGTGCTTTTTTTAAATTATCAATTTTTTTCTGAGTGTTCCTACCCTCATCCGAATATTCTTTTTGAGCTTTTTTTAAATCAAAAAATTTATCTTGCAAAGAATCTAAAGACTTTTCTAATCTAGTTGTATCTAAATTGAAATTCGCTAATGTTATAGTTTCTGCCATTATAATTTGTTTATTTTAACATATTCGTTTACCGTTTCTTTTCCTTCTTCATATGAAATTTTATTGCAAATGTAGTATGCATTTTCTTGTTTAAAAAATACTGGATTTGTTAAATCTAAAGCCATAAAATCATTGATGGTTAATATTTGTTTAATATTATGAACCCTAAAATTATTAAAAATCTTTTGATATTCCTGATAATTTTTAAAAATAGCTTCTTCAAATAATGTATCAGTATTTATGGCAAAAGGAATGGAATTGACAATTTGACTGTCGTTTAATTTTTCGCTCGTTACATTGTAATTTGAAACACTTTCTTGTGATCTAACAAAATAAAATCTTCCAGACAAACTTTTGTAATTTACCTCTATTTCATTAAGGTTATTTTTTTTAACTTCCGTTTCCCATATTTTGTATTGGTTTGTTTGGTATCCAAAAAAATCTGTAAATATATTTTTATCGGGAGCGTAAATTCTCGACTGAACCAAAGTTTTAATGTCTGGCAAATTAACATTTGGAACGTAAATATACCCATCTCCAGTTTTGTCAAACTCATTATTTTTTTTTAATGCAAATGTGTTTTTTTGAGCGTATCCGTTAGTATAAGTTTCGCCTATTCTTTCTATAAACGTATTTGATAAATCAACTGCATTTGCAAAATTAATTCTATTATCTAATGTTCTAAAACTAACTGTATTATTTTCGTAATTATAAACAGGAGTAAGTCCAGTTCGCCACACAATTTCTTTTATAAAGTCTTTAATAGAAAAATCTTTTAATTCATTTTTTAAAACAGTTGTACCTAAATCGCTTTTTGTAATGTTCAACTCTAAAAGTGCGTTCTTCCAATACACAAAAGCATAAGATTTAGTAGGAGGCTTATCATCGATAGGCCTTCTATTGATGGATTTAGGAGCTACGTGTTTAACAGTAATTATATCACCAACATCACAAGATACTGTAAATGTTTTTTCTCTTAAAAGACCTTCGGTATCTTGATACGTGCTAATTATTGAATCAATAATAACCCCGTTTTTTAAAATATAAATAGAAGGATCTACATATCTTTCTGCTCTATTTCGACGATCATAAGCAACATAACCTTGAGTTTTAATCGTGAAAGTATAAGAGCTGTTCGTGGCTATTATGTAACTAAATCCATCTGAATTTAAACTTCCTTCCTCTAATTTTGAAACACTCCATTTTTTATCTAAATCTATAAGCTGTATATTTCCACCTACAACTATAGCTTTATTGCTAATATATGGTAATTTATTAAAATTAGCTATTTGAGTCTGAACAATTCCTTGATCTAAAATATCTTTTGGATATGTTATAAAAAGATTATTTATATAATCTAAATTTGCATAATCGCAATTAAAACCAAATGTAGAAAAAATAAGTTCCCATAATTTACGTACCGAAAAACTAGGCGTTTGATAGTCGATATTTATTCCGTTGTTATGAATATTTTTACCTCCGTAATCGGCAATAAGGTATTTATAATATTCGTTGCTCCAACTTGATATTACATTATCAAAAGTTTTTAGGTG